TTAAATACATCTCAATGGGATGTTGTTGATACATTTGATTTAGACACTGTCTCCATCGACAATGTTAAATGTTATATTCATCGATATGTTGCTCTCTCCATTCGACGCAACACAGAGATAATACAGCAAACTCAAGTGTTTCAAGACTACCCCGCATTTTCTGACGCCGCTAGTTTTCAAAGTGGCGATTCTTATCTTTCTACTTTTTATGATTTAATTTCTAAAACATCTGATACAATCTTAAACATTTTATCTTATATACAATCTTTGTTACCAAATTATGATTCTTTAAGTACTACTATTTTTGATTTAATAACTTCTGATGGATGCGTTCTTTTAGCCATCGCATCTATTGTTTCTTACGCCGCATATTCAGCCATCACCCGCCTCTACGACGATACTCAAAAACTTACTGTTAACAAGATATCTAAACATTATCATTCTGACAAATATGAGAAATTGAAGATTGATCAAGTTGTCCCACAATCAATTGAGGACATTTTTTCATTACAAAATGAAATAGATATCCCTCAGTTGCGACGATTTAAAGATCAAACTTTTGTTGCTCAGTTTTCATATCTTGTTGATAATAAGTACCGGACCGAAAGTAGCACTATTGTGTTATCAGGTAAACACTTTAGTGCTCCAATGCATTGTTTTAATTTTTCTGACCCCACCGTTGAAATTTTTGTTACGATTTATTCTAGCCCAAATAAAATACTATACGACAAAGCTTTAGCTAAGATTGTTTGGCACAGCATCAATGACGATATAGTAATATGTCGCCTCCCAGACGCTATGCCATCTTACACTAGCCTTATCACTATTCCAGAATCTTCTTCTAATTATGATTTATTTTTAATTACTCCAAAAGCACTTCATAAAATGGATAAGGTACGTGTAACCGATCTAAAGTTAAAATTTTATCATCCGCGAACCAAATTTCAATCTGAAATAGGAGACACAACAAATGTCTTTTATGATTTGAATTTGGATGGTATTTGTGGATCCCTTCTGGTGAATACTGACGGTTTTGTTTTAGGCCACCATGTTGCAGTGGTGACCTCAAACAGAACAGAATTTGGAACGTCACGTATTTTCTCAAAGGAAACCATAAACGCCTTGCGCAAGTATTTTAAAACTCCTCCAACGAACAATGTTAGTCTTTCTATAGACAAGCATGTTCTTCCCTCAGCCGTAACTATTGACACAAAGAATTTTGCATATATTCCAACCGATTCCAGCTACTCCAAATCGCAAATATTTGGAGTTTTTGATGAACTACGAAAACCCGCTCAACTGAAACCGCATGCCTCAAAAGATGGTATACTTGATTTGACTTCAACTTCATTTCAAGTGTCCAAAAATATTGATTTAACACCATTCCCTTTTGTTGAAAAATGTATGAAAGAGATTTTGCCACAGAAATCAAATACTTTTTTCGATGAACGTGCTGTTGTTTTAGGAGATAATAACTTAAACCGTATTGACCCTAAAACTTCAGTTGGCCATGGATTAACAGGAACCAAACACGACTATCTTGATTACGAAAACGGAAAAATAAAACCAGCAATGAAACAAATTATTATTGATTTATTGGAAAAAATTAGATTAGGAACTTTTAAATATGATACTTATTTTGTAACTACCTTAAAGGATGAGCTGAGAAATCTCAAAGACGATTCTTCTCCAAAGGATCCGAGAGTTTTTACAGCCGGTTCTTTACAATTAACTATTTTATATCGCATTTATTTAGGAACTTTATTTTCTTCTATTTTTACTGATCGCAAACGTAATGGAATAATGGTTGGCATTAATCCGTTCAGTGAAGAATGGGGCGAACTTGTTAAGCTCCATGCTTCATTGAACGAAACTATGAACTATTCGTTTGATGGTGATTATGAAAAATGGGATAAAAATATGTTACCACAGTTTCAACGTCTTTTAAATAAGATCGTTAAAGACTGGTTTTTATCACATGATCATAACCGACTATCGCTCGAATTGCTTAATAGTATTTTGTCAACCAATTACTCTATTGCAGATAACGAAAAATTTTTTGATTTATTATTAGAGTTAATTATATCTACACCTTTACTTACTTATGATTTATCTTATATTAAAAGTCATGGTATGCCATCAGGTATTGCCGTGACTACTTTTTTTAATTCTTTAATTAACAAAATGTATACTTCTTATGCCTTTTATTTATTATTTAATCAACAATCTTGTAACAAGGGTCGTGTACCACTAGTTAGCGATTTCATTTACGGAATTGTTGACACTGTGTACGGTGATGACAAGCTCACTACTGTTCGCGAAGATCTTCAATGGTTTAACGCCCTAAGTTACAAGCAAATTATGGATGAAATTTCAATTGGATTTACTTCAGCTGAAAAAACTAAAATCACTCAACCTTTTAAAAATTTTTATGACTGTTCTTTTTTAAAACGTACTTTTTATTATCACCATATTCTTAATAGGTATGTTGCACCTCTGGAGATACGATCCATGTGTAGCACACTGAATTATGTCAAAGATGAATTTCGCAATGAGGAATTGACTCGTATTAAATGTCAAAATTTTCAACGCGAGGCATTTTTACATCCAGCTCCTTATTATGACAATTTCATGTCCAAACTCAAGACAAAGTTAGATCAAACAAATTTTTATGTGCCATTTTTGACAGATGAAGTTTTGGTTGATCTTTACAATGTTGGAGAGTTTGGAACTGGAATTGAATTCACCTAAGACATACCGTCCGCAATGACGTAAAACTATTTGTACTAATTCACTAAAACAAATCCTCGTTTTAGTGAATTATTTTCTTTTATATATTTTATTTTGAGTGATAACGACTCAACCATTTATATATTTTATTTTACTTAATTAACATGATTTCCTCAAATACCAATGAACCTAGAGCATCCCCCGCTTCTTTTCAAGATATTTCACGCATGGGTGTATCCCTTTCAACTCGCCCAGTTACTTCAGTATCAACTCGCGTTGGTACAAATAACGACCATTCTGAATCCGATAACACTATTCAGGAAAAAGCTTGGACCCTATCAAATCTTGTTGAACGTTTTGCTTTTCTCGATACATATGATTGGACCACAACAATGTCACCACATACGATTATTAAAAAATTACGAATTCCACAGGATCTTTTAGCTTCCGAGCCCGCAACTACACCATTCCGCGCCTTTCAGTTTTGGAGAGGAGACGTAGAAATACAAGCCCAAGTAACTTCTAATCCCTTAACTCAGGGTATGTTGCTTATGGTTTTTATTCCCTTAACATCAGAAGAGGAGTGCGACTTAATTGTTTCAAACTTCTCATCCGCCACCGTTAATCAATGCTGTTATTTGTATGCAAATGCAAACACCACAGCCCGAATGACAATACCATATAACTCCCCTCAATCTTATTTGGACGTTTCCCAATTTTCATCTTCTTCTCCCCTTAACTCACTCGGCTATATCTATCTCGTTGTTTTTAATCCAATAGAATTAGCTTCATCTGGAACTGACTCAACCACAGTTTCAATATTCTCTTCTTTTATTAACAACGCGTTTAAGGTACCACGATCTCAAGTCTCTGCCCGCCATCAATCCCTTTCCAAACTCGACGACCCAATGACAATGATTTCTAACATTAGTAAAGCCATCCTCCCCGATCACCTAGTGGATGACGCACTAACTGTTGGAAAACTTTTCACAGCCCTCGATAAACCAAATGATCCCCGCACCGACCAGTCGGTTGTGCTCACTTCTACTGGAAGATTAAATTTTTCCGAAGGAGTTGAACATATCGACAAATTGACACCGTTCCCAGCCCTTATCAATCCTGCCACAACTGAAACTTTCGCGACCAGCGTTGATGAAACAGATTTTAGTTATCTGTATAAGCGTTATTCATACCTTGGCTCATTTAAGTTTAAACAAACTGATACAGTGGGTAAGCAACTTGCTTACTTCCCACTCAATCCATTTCCCTCTCAGTTAAGTAATAAATCAGTTTCACAAATTCCTCTTCTTTCTTATCTTGCTTCGATTCATAAATTTTGGTCGGGATCACTAAATTATAAGATACAAGTAGTATCCACCAGCTTTCAAACTGGCAAGATATTTTTTGCCTTTAATTACGGTAATTTTGACCCAGCTGCAGTTCCAACAGCCATTGCAGCCACATCACAATACGGCCAAGCCTATGAATTAAACCAGGGTTCTAATGAATTGGAGTTTACTGTTCCATATGTTAGTATAACCCCATATCTTAATGTTCCAAACTCAAATCAGCCTAGCAACCTCGACAGCCTTGGTTATTTGAGAGTTATCTCATTAAACAAGTTGTCGGCCAACAATAACACTCCCACAGAAATAACTATAAATGTGTTTATTGCTGGTGGTGATGATTTTAAATTGTCCACTCTAACCACCGGTAATCAGCTCATTCCGTTTCTTCAAAAGAGCACAATAACCAACAAACTGCCAAAAATGGCAGATGGTTTCGAGCTTATCGCTAAACATCAAAGCGCAGCGCAGCCATTGATAACCCCGGAGAATGATATATCACTAGCCGCTGAGAATTTGGTGGCTCCAAATTCCTCTACACAGCAGCGAACTGACACGACAACTCAAAAGTCAGCCCAGACCGTTATGCATTACCTTAAGAAATACCAGTTGCTTCCATCTATCTTTGTTAAGCCTATAAGTGAAGACTCCCGAAATAAGATGTTCTTTTATCCAGTGTCGAATATATTCTCTAGCTTGATTCCAGCTACAGCACCACCATATACTCCCGTTTCAAATAACGGCCTCCTTTCATTTTTATCACAGATTTATCGCCAATTTCGTGGTGGTGTTCGATTTAAAGCTATGATTGATACCATTAATGAAATTTCCTCGCTATCCGTCTTTTATGAACCCCCAGCCGTTAATTTCCAACCCGACTCTAGTGATTCTCTGCTCAATAACCTAGAGAATTCGTTCTTCCCTATCCAAACCACAGATTTCTACTCTGGTGATGCCGTTCCTTCATCTTACAATGACATCTCCAAGAAATCGTGGGTTAACAATTCAACACCTCTACCAATTTCATATGCCAACACCATAGTCAAGACACTCGAATTTGAGATACCGTTCACCTCAATCTTTAGTTCAATTTTGACTGAGCCAGAACTCGACCTTGGTTTGCTGCGTAATTATAACGACCTCGGCTACTTGGTATTCGTCGTTTCCGTCTCACCAAGTGGTTCTTCTTCTCCCACACAGCTCAGATTATTTGCGTCTCTCTCTGATGAGGCCAGATTAGCTAATTTGTACCGAGTTCCTTTCGTTTCACCGAACTCTTTAATTGCTGACTCAACTTTCGCCAACAATTATGAGGCAAATTACTTACCTCCCACCACATCAACCAATAATCTGATTATTCTATAAACACCGGCACTGTGTTTCACCTTAAGTGCAACTTAGGTAACCCCTAGGGTGGTCTAGCCAAGAGAGATGGCTAGCCACCTCCTTTCTTGTGCACCCAACACC